ATAGCCTTTAGTACGGCTGCATTAGTCTTGCCTTGATCTTCTGCCCATGCTCTAAATAATAAACGGCCTTTAGTCTTACGGGTACGACGTCCTGCTGCGCTTCTTTGCTGGCTATCTACTAGCGGTGGCAATGCGTCGATGAATTGACGGCCTGCATTAGGGTTGGCAGATTTGTTAACTTTGCCAGAAGTGTCAACGTAGCTGCTAAACACTCCACGCGTTGATGCTTGAGTGGGCTGACCTTGAGGATTCTTGCGGCCTGCTGTCTCATAGATAGCGCCTGCGGCGGTCTTATTGAAGATAGTAGCGATCGATCTAAATCCACGCTTATTAGGCTTTGATGCAGCTGTACTATATCCAATGCCGCGCTTTACCTCACTGCTGCGAAAGACTCTATTCTCCCAGATACCGACAGCGTTACCCCATCCAGATAACGGTGCATCGCTAGGAACGAATCCTCTGGCTTTGACTGCCACTACCTTGAGAAGGTTTCTGATCTCCTTCTCAGTTTCTTTAGCCAGAGCAGGCTCGACTTTTCTAAGTGCCTTGCGGAGTTCAAGTGCGCCGCTTACTTCTGTAGGCATCCTGTTGCTCCTTCGCTCTGTCTTTCAATGCTTTCAGTAACATCTGGAGCATCGATGAATCTAAATCGATTAAAAGTTGTGGAGCGATAGCCGTCTCAATGCTCAAGCGAGCTATGAGATAGTGGATGCTATCGCTGCCTAGGCCAAAGGGTCAGACTCTGCAACCTCTACACTCTTAAGAGTTTCAAGGAAATCTGCGCCGAATGGCTTGACTGTGACTCCACTTAGTCGAAGGCCTTCCCATGCAAGCCAATAGACATCTGACTGCTTCTCATCATCGCGGAATGCTTTGTGAAATCCCTTTTTAGCATATAGCTCGAACGCGTACTCAAGTCGAGGAGTGATCTCGATCTCGGTGACGCTGTTGTCTGCCATCGTGACTATTAACTTTGCCATGCTGTGCCCCTTTGTTTAGTTAGTTTAGAATGTGCCTGTAGTGGCAACTGCAACAGTACCAGAAACATTGAAGGTGAGGCTCTGCATTGAGAGATCGCCTACTGCGCCATTGATGTCTGTTGTGTTATTGATCAAGCATGTCATTGTGTAAAGAGGGTTAGTCGCAGATACTGCGGTTCCCTTTTCCTGAAGTAGAACGATAGGGACATTAGTTCCCCATGCAGCTTGCAATGTCGCTAGGACGTTAGCTGCTGCTGTGTCGTTAAGGAAGTCAATAGTGACCGATGCGGCTTCTAGACCCTTTACATACTTATGGCCTGAGTCTCCCATTGCGGTTACTTCAAGCTCATCGAAGGTGCGATTAAGTGTTACAGCGGTAACGTGATCTGAAAGATCGACAGTATTAACCTTCACGCCGACCTTGTTGCTCATAAATACAGCCATGAGATTATTCCTCGTCTTTCTTAGTAGTTACTGGCTTAGGTGTTGATGGTGCTACCTGCCCGATCTTGATCAGGAAGGCTTCTTGCTCTTTTTCCCACTCGGACATTTTAGCTCCAACTCGTTAGGACTGAGATATTGATATTACATGTGAGTAAATCACCTGAAGCGGCATTGAGTACGGCTGGAGCCGAGACCTCTGTGACGTTGTAGGTGTATGAAGATGCCGCTAGCAAGTTAAACACTCGCACTACGTCATCCTCAATTCCGTTTAGATTGCCCTCGTTATCTAGAAGGGGAACCATGATTGAGATGGTGAAGTTAGCCATCGGTGAGATGGATGCATGCCATCCGTTAGATGGCGAGATGTAAGGATCAGAAGGGCTAATGATGACGCTGTTAGCGATGACGGTAGCAGGTGGAAATGAGAAGACTGAATACTTTGTGTTATCTGTGAGAGCTGCTGCGATACCTGCGCGGAGTGTTGAGATGGCGGCCATTAGCCCACCATCGATCTCGGATCAAGATACGGCGCAAGCAAGCCACGGACACGAGCAAGCAGAGTGTTACCCATGCGATACGGAGAAGGTGCGTAGCCATCGATGCTAACGCCGCCAGATGAAGGCGCTTGGCGAGACTGCCAGATGTCTATAGAGATCATTAGAGACGCTTCTTGAATTGCAGGTACTGTTGTGTAATCTGTGTAAGTCTCAACTGCTGCGATGCCATAAGGCTCGACTGAGTGATATGGATTGTCGCTAGTGTGTGTGGTCGTAATTGTAAAAGATTGAGTGTCGACGCCTGTGATTGTCTTTGTGCCGTTGTACTTAGTCCCCGCGCCAGAGATTACGACCGACTGTCCAACGTAGAAGTAGTCGCGGATATTTTGATCAAAGTAGAGAGTGCCGACTGTGCCTGTGTTGCCGTGAGCAATGATGTACTGCTGATTCTTCCATAGAAAGGGCAAGAGTACGTTATCTGCGGCATCGCAGACAGACTGCAAGACTGCATCAGTATAGAGAGTGCCAACGCCTAGGGCGGTGCGAAGCTCTGCAACTGTTGTCAATGCCATGCTCTTATCCTTTCTAAAGACTGGCAGGGTAGAAGGGCACTACCCTGCCAGCGACTTAGTGTGGCTTACGCCTTGTTATTCTTGAATGCGCCTGCTCCGACCTTGGTCGCGATTGCGCCGTAGCCGTAGTAGCCGATTGTTACCTGACCAGCAGCTGTTGATTCTGCGCGTAGTCGGTATGTTGGTGACTCGTACCATGTGTACGCATCTGGATTGATGATGAGGATTGTGCCATCGCCATCGCCGCCATTCTCTGGATCGACGTAGAGGTTAAGTCCTGCAACGTTACCTGTGAGTGATGTAGGTGTTACAACGCCGCCTGCGTTTTGTGGCTGTGAAGCGTTGTAGATAGGGCGTCCTGAATCGTTCAAGGTCATGATGTTAGACCATTGTCCAGTAGATACGACCATGTTGCGAGCGAATGGATTTGGAAGTCCTGCTGTTGCGCCATAGACAGATGCTGATCCACGAGCAACAATTCCGAGAAGTTCGGCTGCTGTTGGATATGTTGCAACTGTAGTTGCATCAAGTGTCGCACCTGAGATGAGTGCAGCGTTTACTGCTGCGTTAGTTGACTTAGCATAAGCTGCTGCCATGTTGCGAACGAGTTCATCAAAGAATGCTGGAGATGTACGATCTAGCAATTCTACTGAGAAGACCTGTTGTCCTGCGTACTTTGCAACGCTTACGCTTAGGAATGCAGAGTTCTGATCTGTGTTAGAAAATGCTGCGTCTTCAGCTGCAACTGCAACTGTAGGCATAGCGGTGATCTTAGGAATCTCAAATGTCATACCTGCATCTGGAAGCACTCCACGAGAGATTGCATCGATTGATGGGCGGATAGTTGTACCGAGAGGGTTGATGATCTCTGAGAGTTGACGTGTTGGTACGAGACCAGCGTTGTCAGTTGTGTTGTCTGCTGCTGCGATGTACTGACGAGCTGAATCATCGCCAAGTGCGGCGCGGATTGACTGCTCTGCATACTTTGCAGCTGTTACTTCGATGCGTGGCTTTGTGTAAGCCATCGCTGTGACAGCAGGGCGAGCAGCTTCAACTGCGGCAGCCTCAACTGTAGGTGTTGCTTCGACTGCTGGAGTGGATTCCACTGTGGCTGTCTCGCTTTCTGTTGGTAGGGTTTCTTCAACGGCTTCATCTTCAGACGCCGCTATATCGGTTACGGCCGCAGACTTAAAGGCTGCTGCCTGTACCAGACTTACTTCGAGCAGGTCAGCGCTCGATACATACAGCACGCCATTCTTAGGCTTGGCTGCATTGACCATAACTCCGACTGAGAGACCAGTGCGGAGTTCCTCCGAAGCTTCGATGAGAGCATCTGTGCCACGGGATGATTTAGATATCTTGAAAGACGCAAAGATTCCATCTTCTGTCTCATTGAAGAATTGAGCGCGGCCGATTGGCTGCTTAGGATCGTGCTCCAGTAGGAGCTTCACTTTAGATGAGTCAGCGATATTAATCGCGCCACGCTCAAAGACGACGGCTCCGGCAGATGTATTTCCTACCTCGCCATTAAAGGGGACGATCTTGCCAGAGATAGTGCGCTCTGACGCGTC